AGCCTTAGTGAGTACACGAAGGATGTTTTGATCAGCTACTTTTGAAAGTCCGTATCCTGCTTCCTGAGTGTAGACATTTCTAATATCGAAATGCTGAATTGCTTCATCGATACGAGGAATGAACTGAGCGTTAATCAAGAGATCATCAATGGTGACAAGTCTCTCTGAGTGACTAGCGTTTGCATCAGGAGCAATACGATTTCCAGGGGTGTGGTAAGCAGCATCCCTATATTTACCAGTCATGATAAACTGGGCTTCTTTACCCTTAGAGATGGTACGTACCCTATGAAGAGGCATCATTACGTTCCGAGTCTGGAACGCAGTCATAACCTCTCCTGCGTACAATTTGAGAAATAGTTCTCTGGAGTCACTACCTTGACGAGCAGAAGCACCTCCAATATTACGTAAACCACTACGAATAGAAGTATATTCCGCAGTGGCGTCTTGAAAATCAGGCATTATTACCTTTCTTGTTTATGGTTAAGTATGTACACATGTGCATACATCCTGGTAAACAAGAGTTCGTACTAGGTTCTCCCTCGCAAGGGGCAAAGTCTAATATCTTGAGTACGGATAATTCTGCTTAATGTTACATTATATTAGATCGTTGAAGACGATCCGTTACTTCCCTTCGGTATGCAGGGTCTGATTGATACCGAGGGTCACTCATGGCAGACGTTAGTTGTTGTACGGACTCATAACGACTACCGAAGGATTGCCCTCCACTACCTGAAATTAGGTTAGGTTCAGTGTCTTGGTTCTCTAGCATAAACCTCGATGCTAAACCTTGAACGGCAAAGTTGACTAAGTTGTTGTCTCCAGATTCTATCATGTGATTAAAAGCATCTACTTCGTATTCATTTAAATTATCTGATGCCCACTCTGTCATCGCTTGATAGTTCTCTTGACCACCAACTGAGTCATACACACTTGATTCTATCTGTTCAGCCATTGCTAGTTGACCTTCGAGATAGTTATCTACCAATTCTGATGGTATCCCTGCTTCTTCTAATGCTTGATAAGCTGCATCAGAGAGTCCACCAGTTTCATTAAACTCCTGCTCAAACTTCTGATAGTCTAGACCATAGTTCTCTAAGAACGAGTCTACGTTACTCGCAGTAACCTCATCTCCTTCTTGATACTCTTGTGCTTCCTGAGGTTCCTCATAAGACTCTTGAGGTTCCTCTTGATTACGAGTGTGAAACTCTTGTTCTAGGTTTTGGTAAGCCTGAGCTAGTTCCTCAGGGGAACCAAACTTCTCAGGCAACCACTCTGGTCTATCATCGGTTGGCGATTGAACACCATCTACTTTTTCGAGCATCTCCTGCACATGCTCTGCATCTTCAATAGTAGTATCGTGTTCTACAGGATCGTGAGTTTGAACTGCATCCACCATTCTTACTCTTCCTCTTGTTCGGTTTGTTCTTCTTCCTCTTCAAGTTCTAATAACTTAAGAGTACGTTCACGTAAATTCACTTTATTTTTTCTTCTTAGGATGTGGAATACCATGAGATATTCGTATTTCCTTAGCTGACTTTTCTACCTGTTCAGGAGATGACCCATGTTTAGCAATTAATCTTTGAAATGCTTTGACTGCTTCATCTCTAGTTTTGGTAGTAAACTCCTTACCTTGAAACATAAAAGTTTTCTTACCTGCTTTTTTAGCTTTAGCAAATGCAGATTTAAAATCTTGAAGTTTAACTTGTTCCCTAGATGGAGTCTTTGCTGCCTCTTGTACACGTTTATTAACATTCTTAAGAGACATAAAGTTTTTAAATTTACTAAGTAAAGATCCTTTAGTATCTGTTTCACTTAGTCTTTTCATGGGTGGTCTTCCTCTCTGACTCCCATACGTACCTTTACCTTGTGGCATTATTGTCCTTGTTGTTGATTTTGTTGAAGACTTTCGCTTACTTGTTTAACAATCTCAGGGTTACTCACAGCACGTTCTGCCATTTTACCCACCATCTGAGATTGCATTTGAGCTTGTTGTGCTTGTTGTGCTTGCATCATCTCTTGTTGTTTTTGTTCTTGGGATTTGATAAGTCCATTAGTATCAATGCCAAGAGATGCCCCAAGACGATCAAGATAATCAGTGACATTTAACTCCTGTCCCAATACCTGTGGTCCCAAGGGTTGCAAGTACTGTAAGAATGTCGCTAGTTTGTTGAGGTCTTGTCCTCGACCTAACGCTTCGATGCCTGTGACAATCTGTGGTTTAAGAGAGTCTTTAGGAAACTTAGGCATCTTCTTTTGTTGTTCTAAACGATTGAGTAAGAGGTTAACCAAGGGAACCTGGAACTCTTGAGATAACACGGAGTAAACACCACCTAATGCCATCTCTAGTTCTTGGGCTGCAAATCGTATCTCTTCTGCGGTTACCCTTTCTGCTTGTCTCTGTACTGCGGAGTTGAGTAAAAATGCAAATGATAGACGTTCTTGGATTTGCCTCGCTACATCTTGTGCTACACGGAAGTCATTGAATTTATTGACTTGAAGTACTGATACATCTTCAGCAGCACCTTGTACAATAGCTCCATTAGGAGACTCTGCTAATGATCTGAGTTTTGTGGTACCATTAGGTCTCACCATAAAGAGCACCTTAGCAGCACTCGCTGATCCCTCTACAATAGATCTAGTCAATGCTTCTAAACTCTTTAAGTCACCTATGTATTCCTCAACAAACCCTCTTCCATAGTCCTCAGAATCAATCCTCGTAAACCTCAAGGGTATGAATGGATTCTTGTCCTCCTCGTATGTGCCGTAGGAACTTTCTATTTCTTGACCTTCTACCTCTTGTCTTACTTCCCATCCTGATTCTGTCTTCTTGACACAGGTGTATAGATCGTAGTTCTTTTGTCCGTAGTCTTCGTTGGGTGTAGTAATTTTGGATCGTACCTCCTCAGGTAACATTAAGGGACTCAAGGATTCTACTGTAATAATCTCTAAGACATTTCCCATTGCATCACGTTTGACCACGTAGCGATCCAAACGAAACACACGCATACCACCATCTTTAGGCATATACACGAGAGCATTACCAGTAACGATGAGGTGCTTAAGTGCTTCAAAGACAGGCACTCGTATTGCCTTAGCTTCGATCTCTCCCATAGCAGATCGTTCAATACGTGCTAACCCTTCTTCTACTGCACCTCTCTGGTTTGGTCCCACTAGGTTCTCTAGGTCAAAGTCATCTATTGTTAACCTAAAGAATGGTGAGTTAGGAGGTAAGAGTGCTAAGAGTAGTTTAGATGCTAGGTTGTTGACTCCTCTAGCACCTACACTCTGAAATGGTTGACGAAAGAAGTTAGCAGAACTATGTCCTTCACGAGGTAGAAGTGATGGGATAGTAATCTCTGCTGCTTCCCTAGCACGTTCTAAAAATGGGTTTCTTTCTGCGTAACCTAAGTTATACCTGCTCTTTATAGAACCTGAAGGTATATCTTGGTTCTCATTAACTTCTACTTTATCTACCATATTGTTTAACCTTTAGGTACTGAAACACCTGATGATTTTGTTCCAGTGCTTACACCAGTTTTACCAGTAGGTCTCACACGAAACCTACGTTTACCTGCTCTAAACCTAGCTGCTTTAGCAGAGGGAGTTTGGAGTGCTAGTAAACCTTTTTTCTTCTTCCTCGGTTTTTTACTCTGAGCAAAAGCTGAACTATCTCTCCGAGTTACACCAGGAGTATCGCTATCTCCTTTATTACCTTCTCCGTGAACTAAGGTATGTAAGCCTTTACCAAATTGTTCTAGATTGTGGCTTAAGCCTTCATTTATTCTACGCATACCTTCACCTATTTGCCCACCTATACCTTTTCCTGAAGGATTTAAATGATGATCTAACACATCTTTTGAGTAGCTTAAACCCTTACCTAAATCACTTCTACTTAGGTCTTTAGCATTGATTGAAGACATAGTTATAGGTTTAGTAGCTTCATTTATAGCATGGCTTATTCCTTCTTCGGGTCTTGCTCCACCCATATTATAATTTCCTTCTAAATAGCCTCCAGTCACCTCCCAAGGTACCCTTGTGAACATCGGGTAATCTGGAGCACATTAATTTGTAATAAGGAGACTCAGCTTCACAAGGGATTATGTATTCCGATAGTTGTAAGTTGTTCATTAAAGTATCTAATGATTGGAATACTAGTAATGAGTCTTTCCTCGTTGTTTTGCTTTCGTTCATCCACCAGAATACTGTTGGACTTTGTGTACAAAAAGCACCTATGATCTCACCACCTTTCTCAACGTAATGAGTTGGCATGTAAGGTCCGTGACCATCCGCACTTGCTGCTTCCATAACCTCTCTGTACACCTCATGTGAATCAATAGGGTGTACGGATACATCACTAAACATATTTTATTTTTTGTTTTTAATTACTAATCCTGGGTTCCTAACTCTAAACTGAGAGAAACCTTTTCTTCTTTTTTTCATAGACTCTTTAGGAGTCTTTTCTCTCGCCTCTGGTGCCAATGCTAACTCAGGAGGATCTGGGTCTTTATACATTGGACTAGGAGGAGGAGCAAGTTCAGGTATCTCAGGCATCTTAGGAGGATCAGGCATCTTTGGCAGACACATGGTTGTTATATAAATCCTCTATGTAGTTGACTACCGATTGTTGACCTAAGGTATAAGCCAACTGTTCTTTCTCTACTATAGTGCTCGGTAGTTGATTAGGGTACTTTTGTTTTAGCTTGTCTACTAGTTCTTTTGAGATTGTTTCTCCGAGTGTAAAAGCCATTTCTACCTATTATGTCCATTTCATATGATTTCACACGAATTAGCCGTGCAAGCGAGTTCCTGCGAGGACGTAGTATAGTCCTCTTTTTCGTATTCAGATAACTTAGTCCAGTCGATCTCAGGCATCTTCTCTAGTAACTCTTGATACTCTTCTTTAGTACATTCTTGATATGGTGCCTGTTGGTACACATGATCAGAGTGAGGTAAGAAAGAGATACCACTAATGCTATCGAAGTTGTCATGAACCCATGCTCCTACCGCAGTCCACTCGTCTTCTTTGACTGAGATCGTTACGGAAGGTTTGTGCTCACACCAATGGTCTTGATAGATCAACCACTGATCCAACTGTTCAAAGGCATTCCAATCGTTTCTCTTGACACTAGATTCAGGAGACTTGATAGGAAATGAGAACACTGTAGTCTGATCTGGTTTCATCACATCAGGTTCATTAGGAACACCTTGGTCTTTCATGAGTTGTGTGATCGGGTCTTTATTGTCACCTCTGACAGTGCGTATATAGTAATCACTATGACGAGTGTGAATGCCACTAGCAGAATCACAAAGTTGTGAAACTGTGCCCGAAGGTTTGATACAAGTGATCGCAGCACTCGGATAAATCTTAAGTTTCTCAGCCCATTCTTCATTCGTCTTTCTCGCTACACTTCTCATCTCTTCTAGGAAGTCTGGTCCAGGAAAAGCAGTAATCTTGTTATCCATGATTCCTGTCAAGGACACACCGAGTAACCTTTCCTCTTCACAGTTAGATTTCCAAGTTTTAGGTAGGTACTTAAAGTTAGTCAAGGTGCTCTGCCATGTACCTAAGATAGTGGCTAACTTAACTTTCCTTAAGATATCCTTCTTCTTATCTGTAGCACGTATGACTACCTCGGATAAGTTACAGAACTCTCTAGGTCTTAGGATTATTTCAGAACATGGATTCGTCCCGAAGTCATCTCGAAGACTTCTATGGGTAAATCTTTCGACTTGTTTTCTTGCATTAAACGATGAATAGATTCCACGTTCTCCACTTCTGCTCTCGTATAGGGAAGCCCATTCTCTAAGAAAGGTTCCCGTGTCAGGTTTGGAGTGATAATTGGCACTGTTGTTTGCGAGTGCTCTATGTGGGTGTTCTTCCCACCATCTTCCTGATTTAGCATTTCGCATCTGCTCATCCCCAAGATCACTGAGGCTAATAAGAGCAGACCTACGAACACCACCAACCACCACGACTTCTGCTGTCTTTGTAACAATGTCGTGACATTCGATGGGTCTGAGTCTTCGTCCTTTCGCATTCTCAAATAGTTTACAAGTGAAAAGAAATAGTTGGTTAAGGGGATCAGGTCCACTTGCTCTCCCTCCAAAAGTTTTTAGTACTGCTCCTGCTTTACGTACTTTGCTTAAGTCCCACGTAGGAATTAATCCTGCATACAGGAGACTAATGAGTTCCCTAAATGCCTTAGCCCACCCTAGTTTACTATCACGTACATCAATACAAGTATCAGTAGGATGTAGTTCACTAGGAACAAAAGGTAACTGAGAGGTGTACTTCTCTTCTACCGAGAAGCCTACTCCAGTACCATTCATGAGGACATAGAGGAGTTCATCAAATGCCCTCGGTGAATCAATAGGTAAATAACTACAGTTGTACCCTGCGATGTTCTCTTTCTCTAAAGCAGGACCAGCAGTCATCAAGCAACGCATACTAGGCATTATCTCTAGTGCGAATACTGCATCTTCTAGTTCCTTTACTTCATCACCTTGTAATGTATATCCATTACTAGACTTGAGATGTTGAATAAAGAAATCAAAGTATCGTGCTACAGTTTCACCCCAGGTTTCTCTTCTACCTTTTTCATAGTCCCACCTAGAGTAACGTGATAAGTGAATGTACTCTTGATATTGTGTAGGTAGACTACTCATTGGCTTGCTCCCTTACGATTAAGCGATTAAGATAAACCTGTGCTTTGTACAAATCATTAAGCCCACCTTTATGTGGGTATCTAGATACGTATTTAATTATGTTCCCTTCTAGGAAATCCATTTCGTTTTCGATTATATAATCCAAGGGTTGAATACCAAACCCATCGGTGTAATGTTTAGGATTCTCAAATTCATTATCATTCATTCTCAGGACTCCAATAGATAGGTTCACTCATAACGTATTCGCCATGTCTTAGGATTCTCGCCATACGTGCTTGAAGTAACGCATCGTCTTCATTCAATCCTGCGTTTTCATAAGCCGTAACAATCGCTTTCCAGACATGCTTTGGTTCAAACCCAAAGTTTTCACACTCATCCAAGATCTTCTCTGCTTTCTTCGGGCCGATACCTGGACAACCTTGGTAGTTATCTACCGAGTCACCAGTTAAGGCTTGTTTGTAGAAGAGGTAGTCAGCAGTGTCTTTATCTTGCTCCCATAAGGTTTGATTCTTGATATCCCAGTGCATACCAGGAACGGTCAAGAGATCCTTATCCTCACTCACAACAATGCGTTCTTCTCCATTGTCGTAGGTTGCGAGGATGCCTATGACATCATCTGCTTCGAGCCAAGGTTGTATCTCGTAGTGATAGTTCTTCATCACATACTCCTTAGCAGGAACGAAACACATAGGTTTGCGAGTAGCCTTTCGGTTCGCTTTGTATTCAGGGTTGAGTAACTTCCTAAAGTTGTTCTGATGTGAGATACACATGGTTACCTCATCAGCTTTAGTTTGCTCCTTGATGTTCTCAACGAAGTCATCGATGTCACATTTGACCTTCGCTAAGTCACAATGGAGAGTCCAGAGATCACCTTCCCAATTGATCGGTACTTCGTTAGCAGTAGTCGCTTTGTAGATTGCGATGTCTGCATCTATGAGGAGTCTAGTTGTCATATAGGTTTGTACTCGTAGGTTTCAGGATTATTGAGATCGTATTTGTATTCAGGGTAGTGAGAGAAAGTCACACAAGTTCTTTGTTTTATTTTCCTGAATGGAATTACGTACACATGTGGAAACTTACAGGCACAAAGATAGTCAAAATCTTTTTCTTCATAGTACTCCCAATCTTTTCTATCTTTGTGGTAGTTCACGTTTTTAACTAAATAAACACTCTTTGCTTCACCAATTGGTTTAGTTTTTACCTGAAGTTTTTTAAATACACCATCTCTCTCAACCACTAAATCATAAACACTATGAGAATGAACAGGTTGGAGTATCTTGTATTGCCACATACCAAACAAGTAGCAAACTAGATGTTCTCCTGCTTGTCCTAAAAATAGTTTTGATCTATGAATGTTAGTGGGTGTCTGCCCAATTTCTTCCAACTCTGTACTCTCCTGTGAGAGGGATTCTAAATCCGTAATACTCTCCAGAAAACTTAATTGCTTCCACTGCGATTCGTCCGATACTATCGACATGTTCATCCTTTACCATGAGTTGTACTTCATCATGCACAAAGGCTACCTGTGCATAGTCCTGACCATACGAGTATCCTTCTGCTTCCAACATATCGTGTAGCATGACAACCCACCGCTTACAGATGATTGCACCTGCACTCTGTAATAATGTATTGAGTGATGCGTGTGCGGATCTAACAGGTACTCGTCTACCATCTAAGCCACGTACAAATCCATGATCATTTGCTTTATTCTGGACCTGTTCACGTAACTTACGTAACGCAGGGATCTTCCTGAGGAACTTCTCCTTCAAGGCTTTTCCGTGCGATGCCCCTTTACCAATGATCTGACCGATCTTCTGGTCTCCTGCACCATACAAGAAGCCGTATATGTAAGTCTTCGCTTGGTCTCTCGTAGCAAGTCCAGCAGCTTCTTGATTGGCAGTATGAATATCACCCTCAAGTAGGATCTTGCCGTATGCACCATCGTCATAACGAGCCATATAGTGAGCCAAGCACCGCAGTTCAAGACCAGAGACATCAACACCCAGAAGGGAAAATCCTGGATCTGTCGTAAAAAGTTCTCGACAGTGCTTCCCAAAGGGTGCTTTAGTGCTCGGAACTTGAGCGAGGTTCGGATGCGTATGAGAGCAACGACTTGTGACTGACCCCATGCAGTTAACTGACCCATGGAGTCTTCCGTTCTTCTCTAGTTTCAACCATGCTTCATTACCTTCTGAGAGTTGTCCTATTCTCTTGGAGATCATCAAGTACTCACTCATTAGTTTTGCTTCTGGGTACTTGAGTCCATCCAAGATCTTCTCGTCTACCTTGGGTTCACCACTCGGAGTAAACTCCGTAGGTTTCCAACCATGTATATCCTTGAGTCTCTTGGAGATGTGATGACGAGACTGAGGATTGAACTCTACGATCTTGATCTTATGGTAGAGTCCTTTCTTCCGTTCTCCTTCATCCACAACCCAAGAACCAAATGCCTTGAGTAGTTCCTCATGTAGTTCGTTCTTCCTACTGTACAGTAACTTGTACAACTCTAGTGCTTTAGGAACATCGAAAGGAAAACCAAAGGTCTCCTGCTCGTAACAGATCTTAGAGACTTGATGCTCTAACTCGATAGAG